GACTTGGAAGAGGAGAAAAGTAATTGAAAGTAGATTTTGTAGATAGTATGGGTACAGATTTAACTGTGGTTAATTCTGCTAGAGTAAGCTTTGATAAGGAAAGTCAATGGGAAAGTATACCACATGCTGGTCCTATTGAAAATTGTTTGTCTCCGGCTGATGAAAAACTTATTAAATATTTAGCCAAGCACGAACACTTCACACCATTTACTCATTGCACTTTGACGTTACGTGAAACTGTACCCATCTTTGTAGCTCGTCAGAGATTTAAACATACGATAGGCTTTAGTTATAATGAAGTCTCTCGACGTTATGTTTCTGACGAACCAGAGTTCTTTTATCCTGATGGGTGGAGAGAGAAAGCAGAAAGTGTTAAGCAAGGCAGTGGTAAAAAATATATAGATATCAATCCAGTAGGGAATAGACCTCCACCAATGGTTGATATTTATAACCTAGCTGTAGATAGATGTAAGTGGACGTATCAAGACCTATTAAGAAAAGGTGTCTGTCCAGAGCAAGCAAGAATGGTATTACCCCAGTCAATGTATACTAGTTATTATGTAACTGGTTCTCTCTATGCTTGGGCTAGAGCATATAAATTACGTAGTGATAAACATGCTCAAGAAGAGATACAGGAACTGGCTCGTCAATGGGATGTAATTTGCCAAGCTTATTTTCCTACTTCATGGGAAGCTCTAACTTTAAAGGAAGAGGATAATGAACCAACGATGGAAAGTTAAACTAGCTGATGATCCTGAAGGAAGAGAGTGGATTTTTGATACCAAAGGAGAGGCTGAACTGTTTGTGGATGATAGATATAATCTAACTAATCACCTTGGTTATAATCCTGATGAGATTTATTATTTAATTCCTGTCAAGTAGAGGAGTATGGAGATGTCTAAAGAAATACATAAAGACTTTAGAGAAATATTAGAAAAATATTCTGACAAAGAAATTACATTCGACACCAGAGTAGAGGATTTAGATATAGATTCTCTAGACGTATTAGAAATAATATTTAAGCTAGAAGAAAGGTGGGATATAAGCATCTCACTTTCGACAGATAAATTAGAAACAGTAGGAGAATTAAACGAGATATTAATAGATGCTTTAGAGTTTAGACTTACCCCTTAATACTATTTACTACCTATAGAGTGAGTAACTACGTACTCTATAGGATAGTAAATAGATGGACAACTTAGAGAGGTTGAAGTATGATGCAAGAGAAAGACGATAAGTTTGTTAAGCATCTGCCTTGTGAGGAATGTGGATCGTCTGATGGTCTAGCTTTATATGAATCAGGTAATACTTATTGCTTTGTATGTTTGACTTTAACAAAAGGAAATCAAATGGAAGATAGCTCACCAATACGTACTGTTATATCTAACAACATGAGTAAGGGTAGCATAGCTGCCTTAGATGATCGTAAAATTACACTAGATACCTGCAAAATTTTTGGTGTTACAGTGACTTATAACAATGGTCAGGTGTTTCAACATATTTATCCTTACCATGATACTCAGGGTACTCACCTTGGGAACAAGGTACGTACTGTAGCTAATAAAAGCTTTAGGTCTGAAGGACAGATGCAATCATGTACGTTGTTTGGACAAAAAGCTTTTGGTCAACGTGGTAAATTTATTACTGTGTGTGAAGGTGAACTAGATGCTATGGCTTGTTATCAAATGTTTGGTAGCAAGTGGCCTAGTGTTTCTGTCAAGTCAGCATCGTCGGCATACAAAGATTGCCAACGTAGCTTGGACTATCTTAATAGATTTGAGAATGTAGTATTATGTTTTGATAATGACAAGGCTGGCAGAGAAGCAGCAGACAAAGTTGCTCAACTATTTGAGCCTAATAAATGTAAAATCGTTAAGCTTTCCCACTTTAAAGATGCCAGTGATTATCTTAAAGCTGGTAATAGGGAACAGTTTACCAAGCTATGGTGGGAAGCTGAAGAGTATACACCAGCAGGGATTACCAACCTTGGTAAGCTAGGTGATAGTTTATATGACGAAGATTTTTGTGAGACTGTTCCCTTTCCTTGGATTGGACTCAATGAGAAAATCTATGGAATGAGAACAGGTGAACTCTTAACTGTTACATCTGGCTCTGGTATGGGGAAATCGTCCATGATCAGAGAACTGATGCATCATGTTATGAAAAGTTCTAAAGATAATATAGGAGTGCTGGCTCTGGAAGAAAGCATTCGTAATACGGCATTTAATATTATGTCAGTTGAAGCTAATAAAAGATTGTACATTAAAGAGATACGTGATACAATTCCTAGAGAAAAATTAAAGGAATGGGAGAAGTCAACGATTGGAACTGGTAGGTTCTTTGCCTTTGATCACTTTGGTTCTATATCTAACGATGAGATTTTGAGTCGTATTAGATACATGGCTAAAGCACTTGAGTGTAAGTGGATATTTTTAGATCACTTATCTATCTTAGTATCTGGTCAGGAAGATGGAGATGAACGTAGATCAATTGATATTCTAATGACAAAGTTACGTAGTCTTGTCGAAGAATGTCAGATAGGTTTACTTTTAGTGTCTCACCTTAGACGTACATCTACTGATAAGGGACATGAAGAAGGCAAAGAAGTTTCTCTTAGTCACTTGAGAGGAAGTCAGTCAATAGCTCATTTATCAGATGGAGTACTGGCATTAGAAAGAAATCAACAGGATGACGATCCAACAGTAGCAAATACAACTATTGTACGTATATTAAAAAATAGATATACTGGTGACACTGGCATAGCTACCTACTTGTTTTATGATCAAGACTCTGGTAGAATGGCAGAGATTAGTAACCCCTTTGAAGCAATCAATAAAGAAGAGGAGGCTTTCTAATTAAAGGAAAACACAAACCATTTGATCGTAAACTTTATAATGAAGTAAACGATAAATCTATTAAAGCTGTTAAAAAATATCTCAAAGCTGCTGGTCATAAAATAATATCTACTAAAGAAAAATATACCTCAGATATTGAGACAAGCTTTAAAGGTACTCGTCATCTTATTGAAGTGGAAGTAAGGATGGGTTGGACAGGAGATTGGCCTAGTAACTGGCCGTGTGTAAGAGTACCGGAACGAAAGAAAAAACTATTAGATCAATCAGAAAGAGAGGGAAAACCCTTAACATTTCTATACTTAAATAAAACTTATACTAAAGCTTGGAAATTAGAAGGAGATATAGTAAAGAATAGTCCTTTAGAAGAAGTACCTAATCGGTTTGTTCCACAAGGTGAATACTTCTTTATTATACCTATAACGAAAGCAACAATGGTGACTTTATGAAATGCATACTCGACATTGAAACTGATGGACTTCTAGATAGTATGTCTAAGGTACATTGTATCGTAGCTTATGATGTAGATAAAAAGAAGCCACACATTTTCATAGGAGATGAGTGTGTAACAAAGTTCTCTAATTTTGCCCAAGGTGTATCAGAATTTATTATGCATAATGGAATGTCGTTTGATGCTGTAGCACTCAATCGAAAGTGTAATGCTAATATTATGCCTAATAAAATTACTGATACACTTATTTTATCTCAATTGTTTAACCCTGTCAGAGAAGGAGGACATTCCTTAGAGGCATGGGGAGAACGATTTAAGATGCCAAAGGGAGGAGTAGATAGCTTTGCTTATTACACTCCTGCTATGTTAGACTATTGTAAACAAGATGTTAATATAACATACAAGTTATACAACCATCTTAAACTAGAATCAAAAGGATTTTCTAAACAAAGTGTAGACCTAGAACATAAGGTTAGAAATCTTATTGATCAACAAGAGAATACAGGATTTTATTTAGATGTACCATATGCTAGTATATTTGTAGCTAGGTTGGCCGATCAAGCTGATGCTATCCATTACCAGCTACAAGAAGTGTTTCCTCCTCTCGTAGAGACAGGTCGTACACACAAGACATCTGGGAAATCTTTAAGGGATATTGTTACTCCTTTTAATCCTGCTTCACGTAAACAAATAGGTCAACGTCTAATAGAATTGGGTTGGAAACCTACTAAGAAAACAGACAAAGGACATATAATCGTCGATGAATCTGTGCTATCAGAGATAGATATTCCCGAAGCACAGTTAATTGCTCAATACCTATTACTCCAAAAACGGTATGCTCAAGTATCCTCATGGATAGAAGCTGTTAAGGATGATGGTAGAGTACACGGTAGAGTCCTTACACTACGTACCATTACGGGTAGGATGGCACATACATCACCCAACATGGCACAAGTACCTGCATCTTACTCACCTTATGGGGAGGAATGTCGTACTTGCTGGAGAGTAGAGAATGAAAATACTCACCAGCTTGTTGGCACAGATGCATCCGGTCTGGAACTTAGAGGACTAGCTCATTATATGGACGATACTAAATTCACACAAGAAATTTTAGAAGGAGATGTACATACAGCTAACATGAAGATGGCTGGACTTACAGATCGTGATCAAGCAAAGACATTTATTTATGCTCTTTGTTACGGTGCAGGGCCAGCTAAGATAGGTAGTATAGTCGGAGGATCATCTAAAGAGGGCCAAGTTCTTATAGATAGATTTCTTAACAATATGCCTAAGTTAAAATCATTACGTAACAATCTTACAGAAGCTGCTGAGTCTGGAGTTATCAAAGGACTTGATGGAAGACTAATCCACATTCGTAACTCCTATTCAGCAGTCAACAGCTTAATCCAAGGTGCTGGTGCTGTTGTATGTAAACAATGGTTGATACAAATGATTGAGAAAGTAAGAGCTAAAGGTCTTGATGCTAAACTCGTAGCCAGTATACACGATGAGTATCAATTTGAGGTAGCTAAAAAAGACCTGTCACAGTTTGGAAACATTACAAAGGAGAGTATTAAGGCAGTAGAACAAGTATATGATTTAAAATGTCCATTAGATTCTGAATTTAAAATTGGAAAAACTTGGGCAGAAACACATTAAAGTTCTTGACAATCAGAACCATCTGTGGTAGACTTATACATCATCAAATGAAAGGAGTCATTTATATGACTGATACACTAAAATCTCGAATCATTTCTGGAACTGCTTACTGGGCTTGTGTTGTTAGCCCTAACACAACCTTTGATCCCCATCGTTGGGAAATTAATGTGTGTAATCTCTCTGACGAAACCAAGGCTATGGTTGAAGAAGATGGATTAACTATTAAAAATAAAGGTGATGATCGTGGAGATTTCGTGACGATCAAACGTAACCTCACCCGTAAAGATGGGGGTACAAACGATGCTCCGAAAGTAGTCGATGCCGATAATTCCCCTATGCATAACACCCTAATCGGTAACGGCTCATTAGTGAATGTTAAATATCGTCCATATGCTTGGAGCTACGGCAATAGAAAAGGTGTAAGTGCCGATCTTTCTGCTGTTCAAGTTGTTGACTTGGTAGAGTATATGGCTACTGGAGACTTTGAAAAGGTAGAGGGTGGCTATACCTCTCCTGAAGGCTCCGACATTCCCTTCCCTGCTAACTAAGGATATGGGGTAGGCTTCCTCCAGTCTACCCCTAATTCTTTATGAAAAATATTAAAAATATTGTTAAAGATATCTATTCTTTATTTGATCCTGAGATTGGTCCTCAAAAATCAAAAGATCAGCTAGGTAAAGCTGCTCAAAAGATGGGACGTAACATAGCCAACTTATGTCTAGAAAGATTTGAGGAACACAATCAAGAATCTCGAATAAGATTATCCAACATAGGTAAACCAAGGAGACAAGTATGGTATGAATTAAAAAACTATCCTAAAAGTTCTGAACCATCTGGTAGTGACTACATTAAGTTTCTTTACGGTAATATATTAGAAGAGCTTCTATTATTTTTATCGTATGCTTCCGGTCACACGGTAACTGAAGCTCAAAAGAAAGTTACTATTGATGGTATAACCGGACATAAAGATTGCAGGATAGATGGGGTTACTGTGGATATAAAGAGTGCCTCGTCTTTTGCATTCAAGAAGTTTGAACAAGGAACATTAGAAGATGACGATCCCTTTGGTTACATTAGCCAGTTGTCTGCATATGCTAAAGCAGAGGGAGATACTGAAGCTGCTTT